AGATCGAGACGATCCTCAGAATGATCTACACCTTGACGCAAACGCCCGACATCTCTTTCGATTCCGTGAAGGGTATCGGCGCCGTTTCCGGCATCGCCCTGAAGCTGCTATTCATGGACGCACATCTGAAGGTGCAGGACAAACGGGAGATCTTCGACGACTATCTGCAACGCCGCGCCAACATCATCAAGGCTTACATCGGCCTCTTTTCGCCCCCGCTGGCCGCCGTGGCTGACGAGATGGAGATCACCCCCGAGATCACTCCTTACATGCTGACGAATGAGATCGACGAACTGAACTATTGGCTGACGGCAAATGGCAACAAGCCCGTGGTTTCGCAGGAGGAATCGATCGAAAAGGCCGGAGTCTCGATGAACCCTCAGGCTACCTATGAGAAACTACAGGCCGAAGACGCCCGCAGCGTCTACACATCCGCCTTCGAACCGACACTTTAACTCGCTATGCCTGTAACCCCTTCTTTTGATCCGGATGCTATCCGTCGCGCCGTGTATGCCAGAGTCGATGCTGTGGAAGAGGCCATCGTAGAGGCCTACAAAGTAGCCGCCCTGAAAATGGTTCGCCGCGCTAAGCAGACAAACACCTACAAAGACCAGACACACAAACTACGATCCTCGATCGGATGTGTAGTCTTTCATCGCGGCCGGGAGGTGTACAATTACTTCGAGAGCGAGGGCGGCGAAAAGGGCTCCGAGGGCGTATCCGAGGGACTGGCTTACGCTCGCCGTGTCGCCTCGGAGGCCGGCGAACAGGCCGTTATTGCGGTTATCGTGGCCGGTGCGCGTTATGCTCTCTATGTGGAGGCACGCGGCTATGATGTGATCACGGGCAGCACGTATGGTTTTCCGGATGATCTGCAGGAGGAGATGGGTCTTATCGCTGAAGGTCTCAAACAGCAGCTCGGGACACTTTGAAATTTCACGTTTTACCACTCAACCCCCCATTTATATGGATCCACTTGCAAAAGCCCTCGCGCGTGAGGCGCGCCGGAAAGGAATCTGCGATGAATGGTATCGCGATCTGAAGGTGCTCAATGACAAAGACGCCATGCTCGACATGTACGTCCGTGGTATTGACTTCTGTCTGTCGAATGATTATCCGGATAACGACTTCATACGCACTCACTTCAAGGGCACGATGGAAACGCATGGCGTCTATCTCGACGACCGCGTAAATCTTACAAACCCCGAGCGCTGTGTGGCGTTGGGTGATACTCACGGCAGCATTCATGTGAGCGGATATGCCGTCACGGAGGTATTTGCCAAACATGACGCCTGTCTTTCTATTACGGCCAACGATCATGCCTTTGTGATGATAGACGCCTTCGATCGCTCGGAGGTGACCGTTTTGGCGAGCGATGTGGCGAAGATCTGCGTCAACCGTTACGGCGGTGCGCGTGTTGTCGTTGCTCCCGGATCTACGGGACAGATAAAGATCATCGAGAAGCATAAAGAGACATACTGAAGTTTTTCTGACTGACCTCACGAACCCTCGGAAATACTTTTGCCGCCATGAAAGTCAGCTATCAATACAACGGTACTCCTTTCGAGGCGTACGGCGTCTATGTTTCCAACGGCGGCGGCTTCCTCGGAGCCCCTACACGTAAGAAGCCAAAGACGTACGAATACCCGGATCACAACGGCTATCTGCCAGACCTCGAGGTCCCCGTCTATGAGGCACGCACGATCTCACTGGATTGCTTCATCGTGACCGATTCGGCTGCTGAACTTGTCACGCGCTTTACAGCCTTCACAAAAGCTCTGCTGGGTGTTACTGCTACGGTTGCCTTTTCGGTTGCTATCGATGGCAGCACAGTCTACACCGGGCAGGTCTACACGTCCGCCGTATCGGATATTGTAAAGACGTTTGTTGACGGCCGAAACGTGGGCACCTTCAAGGTGACCATCATCGAGCCTGAGCCTACGGTGTAAAGCCCACTACACACAACGCATAAACAGTTCAACACATAAACCACAAACGACAGATGAAAAGAATCGATTTCAGTAACGTAAACATCGAAATGGAGCTCGGCGTATTTCAGACGCGCGACACGCGCTCTGAGTTTGGGAACATTGTCTTTCAGCACGCCGCTACGCTCGAGCAAGACACACTAGCGCGTAAGATCTTCAACGCTCCCGCCGGAAAGATTACGGAGCTTGCCGACGACGAATTTGATATACTCACAGCCGCTATGAGAGCTTCCGGCTATCGCTATTCCGTCATTCGCGACCTCGAAGCCGCCGATCAATCGAAAAAGCCAAAAGAGGCGGAGGCTAACGAATGAAAGTCATCTACAACGGCCTTATCCCTTTCCGAGGCTTTACGGCGATCAACCTCTTTGGGCGCGTCTTTGCCCGCCGAGAGTTTGAGCCGGTCTCCGATCGCATTCTCCGTCATGAGGCTATCCACACGGCCCAGATGCGCGAGACGGGCTACGTGGGCTTCTATCTCCTCTACCTTGCCGAATGGCTCTGGCGGTGGGCACGACTGAAGGATGCTACGGCGGCCTATCGCGCTATCCGATTCGAGCGCGAGGCTTATGGCCATCAGGATGAGCTGGACTACCTCACCTATCGCCGACCCTTCGCTTGGCTGAAGGGGTAACCTCATCCCACCTATTTGAAACAACCTCAACCCCCATAAAAAGCAAAAGAAACTATGAGTTTTATCCTGAATGAGCTTGGCGTTAAGCCATCCATTGACCTGATGAATCGCACTCCGGGGCAGCTCTCGACCGTCACGCGGGGCACGCAGAAGATTGCCCTACTGGGCGAGGATGTGGTGACGCTCACCGTGGAGAGTGTCCGCCCGATCGCCTTCGAGATCGGCGACGTGATGAATGTCTACGGGCGCACCTATCGTCTCAACCGCCTGCCCGCCGTGCAGAAGCAGGGCGAAAGGCTCTACACCTACGAGGTGGAGATGGAGGGCGCGCAGTACGACTTGCTGCGCGTGACGTATGACCTGACCATCGACACGACCAGCAACAAGCTGCAGGACGTGCAGGGCGACGCACTCACGGGCGACCTCCGACGCTTTGCCACGGTGCTCATCTCGAACGCCAGCCGCGTCTTCGCCGGGCAGTGGGCGCTGGGCGAATGCCCCGAGACGGCCGCCGATCGCACGCTGAC